CAAGCTACGTAATAAACTGGATCAGGCCATTAGCGACAGCACCAGCTGCAGCGGGGCAGATAGCGTGCGCCCTGATCCGGGCCTTAAGTCCCAAGCTCCAAGCGACAAGCTCCAAGCGTCAAGCAAACCAGAACCTAGTTCAGGTTCTTAAACGCCAAGCGACAAGCTCCAAGCCCTGAGTAGCAAGCAGCAAGCTTCAAGCCCGAAGCTGCAAGCTCCCTTATCCGGTGTCCATGGTACATGGACCACGAAAAGGTTTTCGTGGGTAAAGGACCAAGGGCCTTTACCAAGATGAAAGAGTTGTGGGGATGTTTCACGTGGAACGCAATTTGATGAGGACTGAACCGAATCTTTTTACCTTTTGTAACTTTAAGTTCTACAGTAAAAAAGTGCCCAGAAGTATTATAGCCCAATAGATCAGGAGTGCCAAGTGAGCTAAGATTTTCAAGCCGAATCCATGATATTTCGGGTATAGATTTTTTAATTTCTTTGTAAAATTTAGCCTCTGGGCCCATGTTATTTTCGAGGTAAGCATAACAGGCAATTACAGCACATCGTTACGCAATTTATCCGGAATAATAATTTTTCTATCTTGTTTTGTTTTTAAAACTAACCTGTGAGACTGGTGATTACCAGTGGCTCCAAAGATTGTCTGACTATTTTCGTGAACTTCCATGCGTTTGATTTCTTCTAGGAATCCATCTCTTTCCACAAAAAGTACAGCATCACTCAAGGCATTACCTTGCCTACTACCATCTTTATTGGCTTCTGTGAATTTAGATAAAAATTCCTGGAGGTCTCTTACTCTCATTTAGTTTTCTCCGCAAGAAGTTTTTCAATTTCTTTTTTGTAAGTGTTCTTATCATACTCAAGCTCTTGAATAATTCTAACTTGTTGGACTAACTTAGCACTTAACTCTTCTATGATTCTTTTAGAACCATCTAATAAATTTTTTGTTTTAATCCAATCCATCTCTTTCTTTTTCCACTCCCAAATTTCTTGTTGATGTAATTCAATGAGGTAGGTTAAATCACCTGGCCCTCTATTTTCTTCATTAGTATGTTTACGTTCATTCTCATGACTCATATCTTCTCCGTATTCCTTTATTTTTGTATATGTACGTTTATCTTTCATACACTTGACAATATAGGACACTTACCTTAAATTGTCAATTATGGGATTACCAAAAAGATTAACAGAAATGCAAAAAAGATTTGCTGAATTTATAGTATTTGGTGGACCTGATGGACCAGTCTCAAAGACTGAGGCAGCCATACTAGCCGGCTACTCACCTAAAAGAGCAGCTCAAGAAGGATCCGAACTAACTAATCCAAGACAATCACCACTTGTTGTGGCTTATGTAGGTAAACTACATGATGAAAGACTACAAAAACATCAAGTGACTTATGAAAGACATGTTGCAGAGTTAGATAGAATTAAACAGGCAGCGCTTAAGAAGTCAAGTTTCTCTTCTGCTGTAAATGCTGAAGTAGCTCGAGGCAAGGCAGCAGGACTATACATAGACAGAAAAATAATAAAAACTGGGAAACTAGAAGATATGTCAGAACAGGAGCTAGAAGCAAAAATGAAACAAATTTTAGACGACTACGCACCTCTTCTAAATGCAAAGACTGTTGAGGGTGAAGCAATTGAAGCACCTATAGTTTCTGAATCTTCCGAACCCACTGACGTGGAATCATCGTCCGATCCCCAAAAGTAATACCATCATCGTCTTTATCGTAAGAAGCAAAAAGTTTTACAGAGTCTTTATCCTTAGAATATAACCAACCTTCATTAACTGGTGTTGCCAACTTCATTTTGTTAAATTCTTTCTCAGTAGCCCAGCCAGAGTCACTGACACAATCAATCCACTCCACTCTAACTTTAGGAAAAGGTATATCGGCGGACTTATCAGTTAACGATACTTTTCTTCTTTTTCTAGGCATATAAGAGATATACCAGATATTTAGGAAACCAAAAACCAAAAAAGTTTTTCTCACCGGGATAGAGCACCTGTGACAGAAGTGTACAACTGACAATATTTTTTGTCATAAAAATATTTTTTGTCATACTTTTTGTCACGTATTATTGTTGTATACCAACAGTAATAGCTCAAAATGACAAAAAGACAGTTTTTTTAGCTTTATTTTTTTTTTTAAAAAATAAAAATTATCTGTGACATCTCTATACTGTCAGTCTGGCTACAGAACTTGCCTATCTGCCTTAATTTTGCCATAATATAGCTCCATTACTGCCATCTTTTCCTCAGCCTGCGATAGTTTGTCAAGTAATTTATCCACTTCACCTGTAATATCCGGATGTTCAGGAATAATGATTTCTTGCTCACTGTAGCATTTTATCTTGTACTTAGCGTCTTCTATTTCTGCTTGGTATCTAGCTTCTAGTGTATTACGTAGTCTTTGGTTCATTAAAGTCCTCCTCTTTCATATTTACGTTTGCTTTTTCTTTCTCATCAAATTGTATCTCATGATACATATCTAATCTCTTTAACCACTTATGCTTCCACTTTCTTAGATCTGCGTCCTGCATTTTAAATTCTTGATAATATAGGTCAGGCGTGCATACCATTATAACACCCTGTCTTATCTGACTTTTGTGTGTGTAGTCGTGCGCTAATGCGTACGCTGCTATTTGTAAATAATAATCTTCAATCCATTCTTCTTTCTTAGGTCTGTTGGCTTGCTTAAAGTCTACAATAGTCTCCATATCATTGTGTAAACATACCAAGTCAGTAGAGCCAGCATATAACCCAGGATAATGTAGCATGATCTCTGAACCGTAGATTTCTTCCACTGGTGTAAGACCGACTTCAATAATTTTTTGGGCCATGGGCTTCGCCTCTTGTCCGATGCTTGTAACATCATCGTAGCCAACTCCTTGAATATGAGATTCCAAGAATTTGTGCATGGCAGTCCCCCGCTTAGAACTATGATTCTTGATTCGTTCTGCTTGTTCTTCTCCAACTTTGGCCTTCCAATCTTTTAAGAATTGTTGATTTTTGGTGGCTCCTAATATCGTAGTCACAGATGGAAGTCTAGAATTATCTATGTCATAAACTCGCTTTCCAGTTCCATGGTCCGTGATCTGTTTTCCTTGTATATACTTGTATTTATTATTTATTTTCATTTTTTAGAAATATTATTTAATTTAGCTGAATCGTGTAAATTACCTGACACACTAACCCTGACACAATCAGATTTATAAGGACTCACCCAATGTTTTACCCATGCAGGAAATATAAACATATCTCCTACCTCTGGAAAATAAGATAAATTATTTATACACCCACGAGGTCCATCACCATACATAATCTGTATACCTCCAGGTCCACAACTATTACCAGCATATGTTTCATTCTCTTTTTTTAATTCATCCGGAATAGATAAATATATTACAAAAGATAATTTACCATCATGATCATGAGGTGGGTTGAAGTCATATTGTTTTTGATAATTA